GGCACAAAAAGAAATAGTTGATACCAGTTTCTTTATGGCTTGGTGGGAAGCGCAACCTGATGCAGACCACCACCTAGAACTAACTTGGAAACAAGCTAATCCTGCCTACGGTGATTTGAATGATCCTAAAGATTTTGAAGCAATGGTTAAGCGAACACCAGAAGCAGAGTTTAGAACTAAGCGGTGCAACCAATGGGTAAGTAGTCAGACCGCATGGCTACCTAACGGCGCGTGGGAATCGCTCGAAATTCAGCGTGAAATTTCACCCGATACACCAGTTGTCTTGGGCTTTGATGGATCGTTTAGTGGTGATGCTTCCGTGATCATTGGCGTTACTTGTGAAGAACAGCCCTATGTCTTTATGGTTAAGGCGTGGGAGAAACAGCCTGAAGATGATGATGAATGGCGCGTAGATATTCTGGATGTAGAAAACACAATTATTGAGTTCTGCACTACGCACAATGTGAGAGAAATTGCGTGTGACCCGTTCCGTTGGCAACGCACAATGCAGGTATTAGATGAAGCAGGATTCCCAATAGTTGAATGGCCTTCGACTTCACCGGCTCGCATGGTTCCAGCGTGTGCAAAGTTCTATGATGCGGTGGTATCAAACAAGCTGACACATGATGGTAATCCGCTATTGCTTAGGCACTTACAGAACGCAGTAGTTAAGACTGATCGGCTAGGGCCACGCATTGTGAAAGAACACAGAGGTTCACCACGAAAGATAGATGCTGCCGTTGCTAGTATCATAGGATTTGATAGGGCAACTGTTTCAAGAGAAGAACCCGTTGTGCCACAGTTCTTTAGTTTCTAGGAGTTTGCGTTGATCCCAACTATTCTGCAAGTAGTAGGTCTGGCAATAATCTCAATAGGACTCGGTTTGTTTATCCTGCCATTAGGTATTGTCGCTGCTGGTGCATCTTGTTTGCTAATCGGTATTGCGATTGAGAAGGGTCAGTAATGCTCGGAAATTTATCAGGTAGTGGCAAAGAAGAACGCGCCATTAGCTTTCAATCTATTTGGGGCGCAGGCGATTCATTTGCATTCACGACTGAAGCCGGCTCAAACATAGACCAGATACAGGCTATGAAAATCAACGCATTTTATTCTTGCGTTCTTTTAATCTCAGACACCATTAGCACATTGCCAGTTGATTCATTCATTAGGCGTGATGGTGATCGCTTACCTTATCGCCCACAGCCTGCATGGATACAAAGGCCAGATGTTGATCTGTTACGGTCTGAGCATTACCAACAGGTTTTAATTTCGTTACTGCTAGACGGTAACGCATTTGTGCGCGTGTTCCGTGATACATCAGGTCAAGTAATTAACCTAGTTGTCATTGACCCTTACCGCGTTCGCGTTACTCGTAACAAGGTAACTCGTGAAATTGAATACATCATTGACGAGTATCAAGAAACACCAGTTAGCAAGCAAGACATGATTCAGATTACTGAAATGCGCAAGGCTGGTGAACTGCGCGGTATGTCGCGTGTTACAGAACTAAAAGATAACTTAGGTCTATCTAGTGCGCTTCAATCCTTTGCTTCCCGTTTCTTTGGTCAGGGCGCAACTACTTCAGGCATCATTGAAACGCCGCAAGGATTAAACAGCGATCAGGCGAAACAGCTAGTAGATGGATTTAACTCACGCCATAACGGATTTAGAAAAGCGCATAAGACTGGTCTGCTAACAGGTGGCGCAAAGTTTGTGCGTACTGGCGTGAACCCTGATGAAGCGCAGATGTTAGATAGTCGCAAGTTAGCGATTGAAGAAGTAGCTCGTATCTTTAGAGTTCCACCGCACATGATTGGCATCACTACACCGGGCGCAATGTCTTATGCTTCCGTAGAACAAAACAACATTAACTTTGTTACGCATACCCTACGCCCGTATGTTGCAAAGATTGAGGATGCTTACAGCGCACTATTGCCACAAGGCGCATTCATCCGCTTTAATGTAGATGGCTTACTACGCGGTGACTTCGCTACTAGAATGAACGGGTACAGCATTGGTTCACAAGCAGGGTTTTTATCAGTCAATGACATTAGACGGTTCGAGGATTTACGACCTGTTGATGGTGGTGATGTTTATCGCGTTCCTTTGGCTAATGTGGATTTGGGTGCTGCTTCACTCGTTGAAACGGACAAGCGTGTCACTATGGCTCAGAAACTTATTCTTTCTGGGTTCGATCCTGCTGCTGTTCTTTCTGCTTTAGATTTGCCAAAGATTACGCATACTGGATTACCATCCACGCAGCTACAAGCCATTGCGCAGATTGACCCGTTAGACCCTGCATCCGTGTACGAGGTTTAGACATGGCTATAACTTCTGGACAGATAACGGTAGGAACTAGCAGAGTTCAAGTGGATGGTACTTCAGCAAACCCTTCAACGCTTCATGTTCACAACAACGACAACACAAATGATTTGTTTTTGGGCGATGATTCAGTTACAACTTCAAACGGTTTGCGACTACATAAATTAGATAGCATTGAACTCACACTTAATCCGGGTGAATCTTTATACGCAATCAGCGCAAGCGGCTCACACGCTGTTTCTTGGTTAAGGCAGACACTTTACTAATGCCATACTTCATAACAGATAAGTCACCTGACTGTTCAGGTTGGGCAACCGTTAAAGATGACGGGGAAGTTATTGGTTGTCATACAACTAAGCAGGATGCGATAGATCAGATGCTTGCAGTTTCACTCGCTGAGGACATGGAACCCGGTGGTGAACGCAAGAAGCACATAATGAAAAAACCAAAACCTATGATGACGGGTTATCGAGAACTGCCTGACAATTACAGACCTGCACTAGCAGATGATGTTCCAGAAGGTCGCGCTTGCGGCAACTGTTTATTTTATGATGAGTCGCGTGTCAATGAAGCAGGCGATAAAGCATGGTGTGAAAAGTGGGATGAATTTGTTGATGGTGCTTACTACTGCAATGCGTGGCAACCACATGACGAGTCAGACCACATGGAAGATGAACGCGCCATAAATCAAGATGCACCTGCATACATGAGAGCAGCAGCTAGGCGCGGTTTAGAATACTACGCAGACGGCAAGGGTGGTGACGGTCTAGTTGAGAAAACTATTCGTGATGCACGACTCATGGCAGATGGTCAAGTTTCAGATGATAAGTGGATTGCAATAGCAGCATGGATTGCCCGTCACTTAGTTGATTTAGATTCACCAGATGCAGACCCTGATTCTGATAACTACCCAAGTGCAGGCGTAGTTGCTCATTTGCTTTGGGGTTCAGGCCCTAGCAAGCGACAAGCACAACGAGTTCTAGATTATGCGCAAGGTGTTGTAGAACGCATACGCGCTGAAGAACGATCAACTAACGATTTACAAAATGAGAAATGGCGCACGATAGCGTTAAACTTGAACAAAGACGAAAGGCAACAAATGACAACCACAGTAGAACGCCGCGTTAATACCGTTGAGTTTGATGTTCGCAATGGTGAAGCATCTAGTGACGGCATGAGTTTCACAGGCTACGCAGCTGTATTCAATTCCCCTAGTGAACCGCTACCGTTTACTGAGGTAATCAAAGAAGGTGCATTCAAGCGTTCGTTAAAGTCGCGCAACGAAATCAAACTATTTATGAACCACAACACAGATGTTGTTCTAGGTTCTACACGCGCTGGAACTTTGAAACTGTCTGAGGATTCACGCGGATTACTAGCGCAGGCTGAATTGCCAGACACTTCTGCCGGGCGCGATCTATCGGTTCTTATGAAGCGTGGGGATGTTTCGTCAATGTCATTTGGCTTTAGCGTTCCACCAAAGGGTGACCAATGGAGTCAAGACGGCGCAATCCGTGAACTGCATCAGGTGCGCTTACATGAGGTTTCTATTGTGACTGGATTCCCTGCCTATGAAGCCACAACTGCAAGCGTTCGTTCGCTAGACATTTTGGCGCAGCGTACTGCCGTAGATGTAGATGCACTTAGTGATGCCATTCTTAAATTAGAAGCAGGCGAAACTTTAGATGCTGATCACGCAGACTTGATTACTGAAGTTGTTACTAAACTCCGCGCTGATCAACCAAGTGCAGTTGATCTGCTAGACATTAAGCGCAAGCAACTTGACCTAATGCTCAAGGCGTTCTAATCTAAATACAAAGAACAGGCTCAGATGTGGGGAAGCATCTGGGTCTGTTTTTATTTGTGCCATAATTAGATAAGCATTATGCGGAGCCGCTATTGCGCAACTGTCGTGGAGCCACGCAGAAAATGTTAGACCCAATCCAAACTAAGACTTGAAGGAGTCCACTTATGTCTGAATACATTCAGCAACAAGCGGAAGCTCGTGCAAAGGCTTGGGAAGAAGCAAAGGCTCTTCTCGACTCAGCAGCAGCTGAAAAGCGCGAACTTACCGGCGAAGAAAACCAAACTTATGACCGCATCATGGCAGACCTTGATCAGCGTTCAGCAGTAATCGAAACCATGAACGCACAAGCAGAACGCGAAAACCGCGCTGCTGAAGCAATGAAGGGTTTTGAATCACAAGTTAAGCCAGCCAACATTGCTGTTCCAGCGATTGACGAAGCAGAACTTATCCGTTCCCTAGCTCGTGGCGAAATCCGTAGTGCATCATTTGAAAAGCGTGATGTAACTAAGGGTTCAACTGGCGCACCAGTTCCAACATCTTTCTACGATCAGGTAATCCTGCTTGCGAGAACCGTTGGCCCAATGCTAGAAACATCAACCATCATCAATACAGCAGGGGGGGAGAACCTCCAGATTCCGTCACTAAGTGCCTACTCCACAGGAACAGTCACTTCTGAAGCCGGCACTATCGGTGAAAGTGATCCAACATTCAATGCATTCAAGACTCTTGGTGCATACAAGTATTCGTTCCTAACTCAGATCAGCCGCGAAATGGTTGAAGATGCAGGCGTGGATATTCTTGGATTCCTTGCAACTCAGACTGGTAATGCGATTGGCTACGCAGTCAATGGCGCATTAACAACTGGAACTGGAACAGTCCAACCAAACGGCATTGCTGCAACTGCTGGTTCTGGTATTACTGGTTCAACAGCCGTATCTGGTGCATTCACCGCAGACAACCTAATTGACTTGGTTTACAGCGTTGATACAGCAGGTCGCACACTTCCGGGAACTGGCTTCATGATGAATGCAAAGTCCATTGCTGCTGTTCGTAAGTTGAAGGACACCGCAGGCAACTATGTATTCTCACCAGCCCTATCAGGTGATAAGCGTGACCTAGTTCTTGGTTACGAAGTTTACGAAAATCCAGCTATGGCTGATCCAGCAACTTCCGCTAAGTCGGTTTTGTTTGGTCACCTACCTAGCTACTTCGTTCGCACAGTTGGTGGATTGCGCCTAGATCGTTCAGACGATTTTGCATTCCAGAATGACTTGATTACTTTCCGCGCCACAATGCGCGTGGATGGCAATCTAATTCAGACCAGCCATGTTAAGTATTTTGCAGGCGGAGCCAGCTAGTCTTAACAACCTAAACCGTAGAACCCCACCGGGAGCGCAGGCTTGGTGGGGTTCTACTTTTGTTTTAGCAACCTTTAGGGTAAGTTGCTTATACCTGCGATCAAAGGAATACCTGTGAGCAAACCCCTATGTATTGGTTGGAATAGTAACGCGCCTTGGGCAGCTACTGGTTACGGTACGCAAACCGCGCAAGTCACTCAGCGACTTAAAGAACTAGGCCATGATGTTGCTATCTTTAACAACTACGGATTAGAAGGCAGCAACACAGACTGGCAGGGAATGCCCGTTTATCAACGCGGCGCAGACCTGTATTCAAATGATGTAGTGCCAGCGCATATGCACGACTGGACAACGCGCCACCCAAATCAACCTAGCATTCTGTTTACGCTTTATGATGTATGGGTTTTTAAGGGTGACAGATGGCTTGACTGGAATGTTGCTAGTTGGGTTCCAGTTGATCACTTACCCGTACCACCTGAAGTATTGAAGTGGTTGCGCAATGATTCTGTAACACCTATTGCCATGAGCCAATACGGGCAGTCAATGATTGAGAACGCAGGCATTGAATCGCTTTATGTGCCACATGGAATTGAACCAGTCTTTAAGCCAATGAAACGCCACAAAGGAATAACAGGGCGCGACTACATAGGCATTGACAATGACAAGTTTGTTGTTGGTATGAACGCAGCCAATAAAGGCGTAAGCCCTAATCGCAAAGCATTTGGTGAGAACATTCTTGCGTTCTCTATGTTCGCTCAAAACCATGATGATGTAGTTCTGTATCTGCACACCGATCAGCTAGGCGCATTGGGTGGAATAAAACTCGTACAACTTTTACAATCTTGTGGAGTACCTGAACACAAGTTTAAGTTTGTTGATCCTTACACCTATCGCACCGGCATAGAGCAACAGACACTAGCAACAATTTATTCCGCTATGGATGTATTACTTGCAACCTCATACGGCGAAGGGTTTGGGATTCCAACTGTCGAAGCGCAAGCCTGT